GGTGAGAAAAGAGGCGATTTGAGAAGACTAAATGTCAATCACAAAGAGGGTGGGAGAATAATTTTGTCCCTACCGAATAAAGGCGAAATGTTAAATTTGCGACAGAGATTAGATGAACGAAGAATATAAACAAGAAAAAGTATAGATATGAATTTTCTGAAGAAACTTTTCTCAAGAAAGACAAAAAGTGAGAGACTAAGAACGGACGCTTCACAAGTGTTTGCTACATTAGAAACAATGGAAAAGAAAGGGTTATTGCTGTGGGACACGAAGAATAGAAGACTGTTCATAGCGGAGCCGTTAGCTATCCTTATGATACAAAAAGAACAAGGGTGGATAGCTTTCTTACAGAACACAGCGTATTGGCAGTACTACAAGGAGGTGCAAGACAGCTGGGACAGTTATATCCGCAACGAGGAATTGAAAGCCGTCAGACGTGCAAAAAGAAAGTATGCTATGCTGACCAAGATGGATATAGAACGCATCCGAAGGCAGCGGAGAAGCGAGGTACAAGAGGCTGAGAAGAACGCTATTGAGATAAAGCCATTTGAATTGTTCATACTTGGCGATAATTACGAAGGATCGTATCTTCAAGTTAGCGATAAAACAACTAACACAGCAAAAGAGAGTAAAGAAGCAACCAATCATGTCATAGCCGTAGGAGACTACAACCCTATCACGCAACAAGTGAATATGGCACTATGGAAAGACGTACAGAGTGCATTACAAGAAATCAATAGCGAGAAAGAGTCTATGAGGAAAAAGCATAGCGACATCGACGCACTTGCAGCGAGAATAGCAGAAGGATAAAAAAAAGAACACAAACTAACTCAACCACTATTAATAGCGAATGCCTACCACCTTCACAGGTGATAGGCATTCTTTCAATTAAATACTTATGGCGCGAGTCTAATACACTCTAAAGAAGTTTCTTATAGCGTTCATTTTCAATACACTGCTTACGAGGAGACACCTGGTTAAGCTCTAAACCCAATACCCACCAGCCATTATACATCATAGGAATAGTTGCCCATGAAGCACTATCTAAATCCAATCCTCGCAAAGCCAGCAAGTCAACATCACTAAACACCTTGCCTGTTATAGGACATTTCCCTTTTCTACGAACAGAGAACAACCATATAAGCAAGTCATTCACCCACTCGTCCATTTCAACCTTCAGCGCAGCAGCATTATCATCGTCCTGCTTTGCGGACTTAGCCAGCGACACCTGCGGCTGTTTAGCAAGGAAATACAACGTATGTCGATAATGCACCGTCTTTAGAGAGTCGTGCAATTCTGCATCTATCAAAGACGAGTAAGCTAAAGCTGGTGAAGCAGCGGTGTTAACATTGCGCACAAATTCATTCTGCGTATTGATAGTATCAATGCGATAGAAAGATTTCGCCTTACTGCCTTTTTCTGGGTTATGCGAAAGTGGACGATAAATTTGTGCCCAATGTTCAAGTATATTATCAAATCGTGAAACCATACAAATACTTTTTTATTCTCCAAAGGACAAATCCAATAGAAGACAATACAAAGATAGGAAAACAAAAGCAGAGACGTGGGACAAACCTACAGATCACGCTCACACAAAATCTTCGGTACATCCGTATCATGCCCAGTACCTCCACCAACAATGCAAGGAGACAGCCCAAAGGGGGATACGATTACGCCATTTTGAGAAGGCGAATATCGTCCCAAGACTATCAAAGACACATTTCTTTTATTCATATTCAAATAACAAGCAATGCGGACATTTGTAGTCCGTCGAGCGCAATGCGGGCGAATGTGAGAGCCACCCACTCCACTCTATTTTATGGGATAAAGGGTGAACGGAAGCACCTATAAGTCTTTTTCTATCCATAACCAGTTATCTTTAGAAACAGAAGTAATCGTATTCGTAAACACGCCACTACCTATCTCAACAAACTGCAAGAACGTTTCTCCACTCCTTGCCCGTTTCTTAGGAGATGACGGATTACGTCCACGACTCGCACTGATACGTACAGGTGAAGAGGAATCGAACGGGCGCACGGCACGAACGTACAAAACAGGACAGTTACATATCATATTCACACAAAACCACGGTCTTAGGAAAATGCGCTAAAGAAAAGAAATCACTTTTACTCATATACTCATACCGAGTATTTAGCGTACAAGCAACATTACCTGTACAAACATTCACAACAGCCATTTGACCCCAAAAAAGAAATTTAGGCACAGAAACAGCCGTCGAGCAAAGATTAATCAAATTCATAATCAACAATCACACACCCCACAACACCACAGATTACTGCTGCAGAGGGGTTACAACAAGCAGTACAACAAAGTTCACCTACCCCACTCTTCTTATCGTCATCCCTAAAGAAACGAATATTTCCATTTGGTAACCACTTTGCACGAATAGTATCAGTTCGTTTCACTCTATCCTTCCTCACGCACTTTAGCAATCTCGGCATCTGACAACTTATGATCGGTTACAAGATAATGAATACCTGCATCTTCAGGCTTTTCATTAGCCTCGAAGAACTTAACAACGCTCTCTGGCTTTAAGAAATAAGATTCATTCACATTCTCCTCAAGAATATCAACAATAGCTTTGTCGAGACGGAAAGGTTTAGGAAAACGATAAGTAGGGAGATTCAAGTCATTACGAACAGAAAGCATAAAGACACGTTCACGGTTCTGTGGAACACCAAAGTCTTTTGCATTCATAATAGTCCAATAATTCGTATAGCCACAATCCTGGCACAACTTCTGCCATTCCTTGAAATCTTCGACATTAACCTTATTAACCAACGCACGAACATTTTCTTGTAAGAGAAACTTAGGACGCAATGCACGAATAGCATTCTCTGTGTACCACAACACAGAAGAGCGAGTACCACTATCACGTTTAATCCCTGTCCGCTTCCCCGCTTGAGAAATAGACTGGCAAGGAGTAGAATAGGTAAGCAAATCAATATCTTCACCCTTCAGAAACGACCAATCCGCTTTGGTTATATCACCCACATTACGGTCAGCAAACTGAGGAAAAAGAGAGTTATGTGCCACAACCGCCGGCTGCTTCTCTAAGGCAGAACGACTTTCAGGGTCAAACTCACTCCACGCCTTCAAGTCGAATGACACATCATAACCCTTCTGTTTAGCATCTGAAACAAGACGTTGCATAGCTAAACACTGTGAATCATAACCTGAACATAACGTAACCATATTGATTATCTTTGGTAATGGAGCACGAAAAGTAGGTTCGTCAAACAAACTTATAACATCACCCGTCTGCGGATGCTCATCTTCGGTCAGCCATATATTACGATAGATATAATAAAGGCAATCGACGACGATAGAATTACCAGCCAACTTATAACAAGCAGACTTACTCAGTCCGCTTTGCTTAATCTTCTCTATATCAACGTCGCTTACCCCCATTAAGCGGAAACACTCGGTCGGTGTCAACTTACGAATATCGAAGTAACGCACAGGATGCGTAGGGTCTTTCTTTCCCAACAAGTCAGGATGCCCGTCAGGATAAATCTTTGCAATCATACTTTTATTAGAATCATTATTACTAATGCACACGAAAGGAGAGGTATTACCATTACTACCAGCCTTGGAAGTAATCGTATTACAAATATCCGAAAAGTGCCTGTTTAGAACCTTTCCTTTATCGTTACGTGTCCAACCAACAAATTTACAAATCATACATCTATTTATTCTGCTCCAGATACGTAGCAAACTTATCTATTTCATCACGTAACAACTTTATTTTATCAATAAAATCATCTATACTATCATATTCTTTCTCGTGCAGGCGGATAGCCCAGTTGTAATCCGAGATTTGTAAGAATGTATTACGCATTTTTTTCCATGCCATGTAGTACAACCATCAAAACAAATTACATTACCCGTTGACGGTGAACTTTTCTTGTTCAACCAAACTCTCTTGTTATACATAAACTATACGTTTAAATAAAAGACAAAACATTTTATATAAGAATAAAAAACACAGCTACCGGCATCACTCGTCTATCCTCTGCCAATTACAACCTTCTGCAAAGTCACGTGTAAACTTTCGGGAAACGGTAGCACCGAGCGTAGTCTTTGCTTTTACTACAGAAAGATCATCAGCAGTAGCAGCGTACGTTTCTGTATCGGTAAGCGTACCGGACAATTTTGGAAAGATAGTGACAGGGCCAAACTCTACACGAAAACCACGAGAGAGAAGTGTTTGCGCACGACTTGCCAGACGTTCCATTACGCCACGAATCTCGTGAGCTTCCATGTGCGACTTAGAGGCGACATCCTCGCAAAGGTCGCTTAAAGAAATACGTCCATTAGAGACAGCAGCTAAGGAAGCATAATGCTTACCAGACACCTGTGAGCGTCTATGCTGCACCTTGTATTTGATTGCCATTCTTTTCATATAGCAAAGATAATTAAACGTTATACTTTAGTAAGGACAACAGAAACATTGTATCAATTAATAAGCTTTATCCCATACCGCGACTTAAACAAACTCACAGCCCATTCTGGGACATGAGTTTTGAATACAGTTTCTCTGGCTGTGGCATCGTTTTTGTGAACATCCTCATAAGACTCAAGTTCACCGACATACCTCTTTAATAATGTCGAAAAAGCAGCATCGGGAGTCTCTCCACCAGAAATCTTAAAACGTTCCTGGATATATTTTATATCAGAAAGGAAAGTTTTGTTAAAAACAAACTGTTCATTATTGCCATGAACATATAGAACTGACAAAATTCTCGCACAAGTATCCATTCTAAGGGCAGGAATACCCACAGAAAGACAAGATTTATTAAAAAGTTCTTTTAATGTTTCCATTTCTTCACCTTTAATTGTCCATGTTGTCTATACAATGAATTGTACTCGCTATCACACAAAATAGTATCATAAACTTGCTCGTAAGTATAATTAGGCATAGTCTCCGCTATTTGAGGAATAGTTAAATCTGCGTTAATAAGTGAAATAACTTTATCTCTATCCAAATCAACAATAGCATACTCACCATCTTTATAAGTAGGCATTCTATCACGAGCCCGCTTGGAGTTTTCAGAACTTGCCCACTCTGATTTATATTTCCAAGTTTCAGCGTATCCCCACCGTTGCACAAGGCGAGAAACTGTATTCCTATCACAACCAATAACAGCTGCAATCTGCCGTGGACTCATCTGCCATTCAACCATTTGACCGAGTTTATCTTTCCATTTACCAAATTTCTGAGCTTCATTTGAATTGCATCGACCAATAGGACGACCAAGCAGAACGCCCATTTTCATCCTAAGACGTAAACCCTCTTTCGTTCTCTGTCGAATCATCTGCCTCTCTATTTCGGCAGACAAACCAAAAGCAAAAGCAAGGACTTTACTACTTATATCATCTCCTAAGACGAACTTATCTTTAACCGTATATATAACACATTCCTTCTCCATACAAAAATGAAGAATATCCATAACCATATATAAATCACGTCCAAGTCGAGAGATCTCTGAACAAATGATTTTATCTCCTTTCTGAACCAATTTAAGAAGCGGGCCTAAGTTTCTTTTATCTGGGTCTTTGCCACCGCTAACACCTTCATCCGTTATAAACTTATCAATAGTCCATCCCTTTGCATTACAAAAATCTTCAACACCTTGCCTTTGAGAGTTAACATCTTGCTCATCCGAGGACACTCTTAAATATCCATATATCATATATATATTTTTTTTAATTTACTAATAAAGGAAAAACATTAGTGAGAGTTCCACGTCGCCTGCGTGGAAACACAGGCGACGTTTCTAATTAGTTCTTTGTCTGTTTTACTTTGAATTTTCTCCATAGGCAATCTAAATTTAATTTTTCAACTTCTATTTGAATAGGTTTCGGAACACAACCAGTAACACCGAAATGCCCCTTCTTTTTATAGTTATACAAAAGTTTTTTACAATATCGCTCATAATTATAAAGACACATACCATTCATTATACACTCATACATTCGTGCTAAAGCATTAGGAACCTGCTCTAAAGACGACACTTCTCCTAAATGGATCGTTTTTTGTGCATATTCCATTAGACATGGATAGAGATATTCTTTCACGTGAGTGTTTATTTCAGCCATATTAAGAGACTCAAAATATCGCTTAGTCATCAAAGCCTCGTTAGCAACAAGTTCCAATTTTGCGATTCGCTCAGAAACACTTTTTGCTTTATTGCCAGAGTTACGACGTGTATATTTATAATACTCACGTTTATCACAAACACAAAGATTCTCCGCCTTTATATTATGAATATCACCATCTCGATATACCAGATAATCATCTTGATTATAATTTTTCAACCATGCTTCAGCAACCAACTTTGCAGCCTGCCAATAACAACTCTTACTATTAATCATAATAGTTATACGAGCCGTAGCTTTTCTCCCTATATTTGTAAAACAAAAGAGAACTCTCTTAGAACGTCCTTTATAACGAAATTCGCCAGAAGCAGAAACTTCTAATCCAGGAACACTATTTACTGATCTAAAAACGATAGAACTCATGAGCGATAAATTTTGAAAAATTCTTATAACTCCACCTACTACTA